GAAGTCGGGAACTATCCTTTCGACATTTGGACGTATGGCGGCCGGTATCTTCCCGCTGACGGCGGGGCGAAAACGGAATTTCTCACCCGGGACAAAGTGGTCGTTCTATCAAGCGGCGGCCGTCTTGACGCCGTTTTCGGCGCAATCCCGCGGCTGGTTCCGCCGGATTCCCGGGCTCTGCCGTACCTTCCAACGTCCATCCCGAATGCGGCGAACGGAATAAATCTTTACACGAACGCGTGGGTTTCCCCAGACGGTGAAAACCTTCACGTGGGCGCGGGCGCGCGGCCGCTGTTTATCCCGACCGCGATTGACACGTTCGGCTGCCTGGATACCGGAATTAATCCGTAAAGGGGGCCTGGCATGGCTTACAAAGTGAAGGAAGGCCGTTCAATTTCGGCAACCGGAAAAGGGGTCCTGGGACCCGGCGCGGAAGTAACCGCGGACCTGGTGGGCGGCGCGGACAATCTGAAGCGGCTTATCACCGCGGGCGCAATTGAAGACACGAAGGCCCCGGCGACTCCGGCCGCCCCGGCCCAGGCTCCCGCGCCCGAACCCGATCCGGAATCCGAAACGGAAGAAACCGAACCCGAATCCGAAGAAGCGGACGAACCCGAAGACGGGGAAGGCCGCCGGAAGAAGAAACGGGGCCGGGGGCGTCCGCGGACGGCTTAAACCGTGGAAAACATTCGCACAGCCGCCGAAGCCGACCTGGCGTTTACTCTTGAAGACAACGCGGGCGGTTTCGGCTGGCTTGTGAATGTTACGGACCCCGCTGGAAATACCGCGGACCTTTACGGCGTAGCCAGCGAAATTGCGGAACTAATCGACCCGGACACCGGACAAAGCGTTTCCGGCCGTTATGCCAAAGTTACACTTCGGCTGGCGTCCGTTTACGATTCCGCATTGAACGGAATTCCCCGGGCGATCCCGGACGAAAGTTCGAAACCGTGGGTTTATAAATTCAATGACATAAACGGGAACCTTTTGACCTATAAAGTTATTGAATCAAGACCCGACCGGACTTTGGGCGTTGTGACGTGTATTCTGGAAGGGTATAAAGACTAAATGACTTATTCCCCGCTTGAAGGGTTGATCGACAAGACGGATAATTTCGAATTAATCGGTCTTCAAATTGCCGCAATTCTTGCAAACGAATCGGCAAATCAGCAAGCCCTGGCAACGGCGGCGGGGAAAGACCCGGCCCTTTGGAAATTGAACGTCTATCACGAACGGATTGACCCGTGGGAGCAGTTTTTAATTCCCGAAGACCCGGACCCGACCCCTATTGTCAATATTTGGTTTGACAATTCGAATTTTCCGGAAGGGAAGGGAAACACCGTTGAACGGCAGACAAGCGAAACCATCTATAATATAGACCATTATGGGTACGCTATAAGTCAAGACGACGGGGGGTCCGGTCATATTGCCGGGGACGCGGCTTCCGCATACGAGGCGCAGCGCTGTCTTCGGCTTTCCCGAAATATTTTGATGGCGGGAAAAAATTCGCATTTACAGTTATTGGGCCTGGTTGGAATCCGCTGGCCGCAAAGTATAGCGCAATTCCAACCGACACAAGACGGCCGCCAGGTTCAACGAATAACGGCGATCCGGCTTGCGTTGCGGGTACAGTTCAACGAATTTTCCCCGCAGCTCACCGGGAACCCGCTTGAAGTTAATTTTATAGACGTAAAGCGGGCCCTTGACGGTCAAGTTCTAATTTCGGCGGCGTATGATTACACCGCATAAAACGGAGGTTTAAAATGGCTATTTCTTCGGCAGTTTCCCCCGGCGCGGTTGCGCGTGTCGTCGGGATTGAAACGGTTTTCAAAAATTTGCGCGCCGGGAATGCCGCAATCCTGCCGCAAAACCTGATGGTGGTGGCGCAGGGCGCAACGGCGGCAACCTATTCAACGGACAAACGCCAGGTTTTTTCGGCGTTTGAAGCCGGGTCCCTTTACGGCTTCGGGTCCCCGATCCATTTGGCCGTGAAAGAACTTCTTCCGGTTTCGGGGGACGGCGTGGGGTCCATTCCCGTTATTGTCTACCCGCTGGAAGACGCCCCCGGCGCTGTGACCGCGACCTGGACTATCACCCCCACCGGGACACAGTCCGGAACGGCCGCTTACGTTGTATACGTCAACGAAATTCCGTCCGAAGCCTTCACGGTTGAAGACGGCGAACTCGGGACGGACCTGGAAGCGCGAATCGCGGCCGCAATAAACGCGGCCCTTGACCTTCCCGTTACTGCGGCGGCCGGTTCGGACGTTGTGGACGTAACCGCCAAATGGGGTGGCGCTTCCGCGAATGGAATCCAGATTGAAGTCCGCGGCCCCGCTAACGGAATTACCTTCACGGTTGCCGTTGACACCGCGGGCGCAACGAACCCGGACGTTCAAGACGCCCTAGACCAGGTCGGGGACGTTTGGCAAACGATGTGCCTAAACTGTCTTGAAATTGCGGACACGGACGCCCTGGACACTTATTCCGCCTTTGGCGAAGGCCGATGGGACGCGCTGACCCGCAAGCCCCTGGTGGTCTTTACCGGTAACACCGAAGCGGACGTTTCGACCGCGGTCGCAATCCCGGACGCGCGCACCACGGACCGCGTCAATTGCCAGCTAGTTGCTCCGGGTTCCAAGAATTTGCCGTTCGTTGTAGCGGCCCGGCAGCTTGCGCGGATTGCGGTCGTTGCGGATTCCAACCCGCCGAAAGATTACGGTTCAAAGCTTGCAACCGGTCTGGTCCCGGGTACGGACGCCGAACAATGGAACGCCGCGCAGCGGGAAGCCGCCGTTAAAGCGGGTTCGTCAACCGTCAAAATCGTGGGCGGCGTGGTTGCGGTTTCGGACGTTATCACGTTTTATAAACCGTCCGGCGATCCGGTTCCCGCGTACCGATTTGTCGTTGACATTGTCAAACTGCAAAATATCATTTTCAATCTGGATTTGATTTTTGCGAATGACGAATGGGACGGCGCGCCGCTTATTCCGGACGACCAGGCAACGGTCAACCCGGCCGCGAAGCAGCCGAAAGCGGCCCGCGCGGCCGTTGCGGCCCTGATTGACAGCCTGGCCGCGAACGCCATTATTTCGGACCCGGTCACAGCGAAAGCAACGATTCAGGTCGAAATTGATTCCGGAAACCCGAAGCGGCTCAATATTGCCGTAACGGTTCAACTTTCCGGGAATGCAAATATCATTTCTATCACGCTAAACTTCGGTTTCTATTTCGGAACCGTTGCGGCGGCATAAAGGGGGTTTGAACCATGCCCGCAGTAGGTGGAAGTATTATCAGTGTGGTTTTGGACGGCCGTTATTTTGCCGTCGCCGCGGACGCGGAATCCAACCGCAAAATGGGCGGTTGGGAAAATGAAGTTCAATCGAACGGGGACGCAAGCGCGCGGATTATCAAGACGCGCGTTCCCTTGCAGATTGACGGCCTGGCGCTAGAAACGGACGATTCTCGCGGAGACCAGGAATACCTGCAAGACCTGGCGGACTTGAAGGTTTTCTTCCCCCTTGTGATTACTTACGCCAGCGGCCTGTCGTATCAGGGCGAGGCGGCTATCACCGGGGAGTTTGCGGCTTCAAGCCAAAACGCGACCACGCCCGTAACTTTGAACGGGCCCGGCCGTTTGGAAAAACAGTGAACCGAACGCCGCGGCAGCGGGTTCCCCGTTTCTTTTTAGCGGGGGAGTTTGAAACCCGCCCTGGCCGCTTTGGGGGACGGGGCGCCCGTTGCCGCGGCGTTATATCAAGAAAGGGGTTTCAAAAATGGAAAGTCAAGACGTGAAAACCGAAAGCGCGGCGGCTCCCGCAAGCGCGGCGGCTCCCGCGGTAAAGTACAAAATCGGCAAAGAACCCGCCGAGGCGGACTTTGCCCGGCTCTGTGAAACCTGGGACATTGACACGGACGCCGAAGAAATGGACGGGGACGACAGGGACAGCTTCGACAAATTGAAGCGGGCCCTGGTCCGTAAAATCCGAACCGGCCATTTGACGGTTGACGCCGAGGGGGAAACCGCGTCCCTTGAACTGCAATGGTCGAAGAAAGTTCAAACGAACAAAATCACATTTCAGACGCCCGAGGGGGACGCATACGCGACTTTTGACATTTACAAAGACCGTCAAAACGTTGCCAAAATGCACAGCCTTATGGGGTCAATGACAGGAATGGGCCCGGACTTTTTCGTAAAATTGAACGCCCGGGATTTGAAGACCTGCCAGAATTTGGTGAATTTGTTCCTGGGATAGTTAGGACCCCGCTGGTCCGGCGGGGTCAAGACAAAGGGGGGTTTCGGCGGCTTGCGGCTTATTCGGAAATGATGGCGCATATTTGCCGACATTATTCCGCGCTTCCGGACCCGCGGACGCTCACAGCTTCGGAAATTCGTTTTTACTATCACTGGCTGCGGCCGGAGTTATACGAAGAAACGAAGCCGAAATAATAGAAAGGGGGCGCGTCAATGGCGGGCCGGTTCACTATTGAAGCCGCATTTAAAGCGATTGACCGCATTTCCGCCCCCGTGTCTAAAATGCAAAACCGGGTCGGGAAATTTACCCGTTCAATGGCCCGGGGTCTTCGAAATGTAAACCGCCGAATCGGGAAGGTCGCCGCCGGTTTAAAAACCGGTCTGGTCGTGGGGGCGGGCGTTGCCGCCGCGGCCGTGGGCGGTCTTGCCGTTGCGATCCGCGGCCTTGCGGACGAAGCGGATACTCTAGCAAAAACCACGCGGCGTTTAGAATTTCCCATTGAAGAATTTCAAGAATGGCGTTTTGTAGCAGAACAAAGCGGCGCAAGCGTCCAAGAATTTGACAAAGGCGTGGAAGGGTTTGCAAAACGGCTGGGCGAAGCCCGCGC